GTTGTGGCCCACGTCCATGGTGCGGTGCTCGTCGAGTCGGATGGTGACCAGCCAGCGAGAAAGGGTGGCGTTCATGGCAGGGCCTCAGCTTGTGCCAGCTGCCGAACACGGGCCAATGGGATGGCCGCCACCTGAGGCACCACGGCATTGCCCAGGGCCTTCAAGCGGTCCACCCGACCGGAAAGCCCATCATCTCCTCGACAAATGACGGGTTCAGATAGGAAGGCTCGCCAGTCGGGGTTGAGTCGCTGCGGAGTAGGTGGCCAGGCAGGCTGTCCCGCCCTCGCTGCGAGGGCGGAAGGGTGCTGTTCTTGGAGTCGTTGACCGTCGGTGTCGGGAGCCTGCCAATCACCGTCTCGAGGTTGGGGAAGCGGTTGCCGTTGATGTTCCCTGCGCTGTTGACCGGTGCTGCCATGGCTGAGCATGAGCGAGGGGTAGGCAACGCACCACCAGCGATTCCGGCGGTGACAGGCGCCCACAGCCGATGCCGGAATACATGCCCATTCCGCATCAAACCCTGCCTCGGCCAGCGTTCCGAGAACGGTGTCCAGCCCGTTAGCAGTGATCGCTGAGACGTTTTCCAAGATGACGAACTGGGGTCGTACCAGGCAAACGACTCGGATGAGTTCGTAGAACAGTCCTGAGCGGGTGCCTTGCTTGATGCCGGCTTGTTTGCCGGCAGTGGAGATGTCCTGGCAAGGGAATCCACCGCAAACAACGTCAGCTGAGCCGGGTTCCGGGTTGTAGGTGGTGATGTCGTCATGGATGGGGACATCGGGCCAGTGCTTGCGGAGAATGCGTTGGCAGAAGGGTTCGCGTTCCACGAACTGCACGGTGGTGAAGCCGCCGACTAGGTGCTCGGCGGCATAGGAGAAGCCACCGATGCCGGAGAAGGTGTCAAGCAGGCGCAGCGTCATGGCAGGGCTTCACGCATCAGGGTGGCCCACTGCTCGGGCGTGAGCACCACGCGGTAGGTGCCGCCGCGGAACCTGACGAACGTGGCGGCATGGGTGGCCTGGGCGTTGATGCGCTGCTGCTCGGCGCCCAGGGGCTTCTGCCTGGCGGCGGCGGCCACGTCGGCCCAGCTGGCCACCTGCACCACGGTGTCGGGGACGCCGTGAATGTCGCCGACGTCATCGGCGCGGCCGGCGCCCAGGGCCCGGCGGGCGGGGAATCCGAGCAGGTCGTGGATCAGTTCGGCCACTTCCCGCTCTGCCTTGTCGCCCTTGGCCTTCTGTGGGTTCCCCATGCGTCTGCGCAGTCCTAGGGATTCTGGCCAGCCTGAGGCAGGCGCTGGATCGACGCCAGGGATGGGTGACGGTTGCGGGCGAAGGCCTCGGCCTGGCGCCAGTTCAGGGCGCGCACGGTGCAACGCATGGGCCTGGCGTTCGTGAACTCCAGCAGCATGTGGAACAGCCGGGCGGCGCCGCTGCTGGTGCGTGTGAGGCCCTCGCCTGTGGCCTGGGGCTCGGTGGCATCGAGCCAGGGCAGGGCGTAGCTGGCGTCCTTGCCGTGGCGCTGCCAGTCGTCGGGCGATTGCTGGGCCATGCGGCCAGGGCGGGTGGTGGTCGTCATGGCAGGGCGTTCAGGTGGTCGAGGTAGGCGATGGCGTCAAAGGTCCCGTCGGGCTTCACGAACCGATCTGCGGCCTCGAGCAGCTGCTCGGCCGTGGTCTTGGGTTCGGGCTCGGGGTGGAACTGGCCCAGGGCGGCGAGGGCGGCCTGCTGCTCGGGAGTCATGCCGCCACCTCCTGCCACCTGAACCCGGCAGCCGTGTGGCACTTGCCCATGGCGGCCGTGCCGATGGCGCTGCTGCCGATGTAGTTCGCCCGGGCGGCGGCCATGCGTGAGGGGAACACTTCGCCGGTCTCGACGCAGCGCACCGGCTTGGCCCTCTCGGACAGCTGCAGGGGGCGGCGGGGGTAGCGGGCGATGATCGCGGCCACCAGGCGCTCCTGCTCCAGCAGCAGCATCAGGCGATCAGCGGCGATGCCGCCGAACTGCTCAGGGTGCTGCCGGGCGAAGGCGCGAATCCGGTCGCGCTTGAGGTAGACGAACCCGCGGCGCCCTGATCCCGGCCGGCCGGGGGGCTGGTAGGGCTGCAGGATCTCGGGCCATCGAATGGCCCAGTCGCGGGCGGTGTTGGGATGCAGGCCCAGGATGGTGGAGACACTGCCGGCGGTGACCCATGTCCCGGTGGGTGTGAGGCCACCGCCTGAGGCCTCGACGCGCAGGCGCAGGGCGGGCTCAGTGCGGCGGGGGTAGCCGTGGGCCTTGGCCCAGCGGTTGTAGAGCAGGGGCAGCAGAGGCCATGGCACGTCACCGGCGAGGGTGAGGGCCTGCTCAATCTCTGGTGCGCTCCAGCGGTGGCGCTGGCCGGTGGAGGCGGTCATGCGACTGCCTCCATGTCAAACAGGGACGCGGCGCTGCCCTCGGCCTGCTCCAGGAACTTGGAAGCCTGCCGCGCATACTCCGGCTTGAGTTCCACCCCGAGGTAGCGGCGGCCCATCTTGACGGCTTGATAGCCGGTGCTGCCAATGCCGTTGAAGGGGTCCAGCACCAGATCGCCGGGGTTGCTGTAAAGGGTGATGCACCGCTCGATCACGTCCAGTTGCAGCGGGCAGATGTGGCGCTCATCCTGTTGTCCCTTAGCCTGGCGGCCGTTCAGCACCTTGGTCTGGTTGACCTGCATCCACACGGGGCTGGCCAGCTCCTGCCACATGCTCACCGGCAGATCCTCAGGATCGTGGGTGATGGGATCAGGGTTCTCCTGATCCTTGCGGAAGAACAGCATGTAATCAGGCATCCCCACCCTGCTGCGACTGGAGTCCTTCTTGAGTTGCTTGTAGAGCAACCCAAGGGCCTTGGTCCGCTGCATCTCGATGACCGGATCCTTCCAGATTGTGCAGCGGGCGTGATACACCCATCCGGCGTCCTGATGGGCACGGACCAGATCGCCGCCGAAGTCATGCAGGCCGATGAATCCATCCTTGCCCTTACGGGCAGGCAGGTCTGAGCAGTGGACGCAGGCCACACGGCCAGGCTTGAGCACCCGGTAGAGCGCCTGCGTGAAGTAGGCATAGTGCTCCATGAACTCGGCATGGCTGCCGCAGTTGCCCATGTCGCGCTCCGAATCCGAGTAGACGAACAGATCAGAGAACGGCGGTGAGAACACGGCCAGATCAACGATGCCATCGGGCATGCCGTTCATGATCTCGATGCAGTCCGCCACATAGACGGCCCAGTTGCTGCCTTGATAGTCGGGTTTCATTTCAGGAAGTCAGGAAGGTGGACGTTGGCGGTACGGGTGTAGGCACGCTTGCCGGCCTGTTGCTGGTAGCCGTTCATCGCTTCTGCCATGGCCCGCTTCATGCGGGCATGATCGGCAGCCTTGCGCTGGACGTTGTTCCAGATGCTGGTTTCCGTGTCGCTGATGATGACGTGACACGTCACCGGCTGCGTCTGGCCAAAGCGCCATGCCCTGCGCACGGCCTGGTAGTGCTGTTCGTAGCTGTGGCTGACGCTGGCGAAGATCACCGTATTGGCGTGCTGCCAGTTGAGCCCCAGGCCTGCCAGCTTCGGCTTGGAGACGATCACCCGCCGCTGGCCAAAGGTGAAGCTATCCAGGGCGGCGACCTTGGCATCATGATCCATGGATCCATGCACCTCGATCGCGTCGGGGATGCTGGCAGCGAGGGCAGCGGATTCGCCGTTGGTCTCACACCAGACGATCACCGAGCCGGGGGCAGCGTTGGCCAGATCGGCTGCCCGTGCCACGCGATCCTCCATCGTCAGCCGCTTCTCACGGTGGATGGTGGTGGCACTGCCATCGGGGATCCTGAACAGCATCCCGTCCGGCACGTCTTGGGTGATGTCTGCCGCGACGGTATGCAGCTCGTAGGAGAGAGGGGGCAGCACAAAGCCGTCGTCATCACCGCCTAGATCGGACGGCAACGTGGCAGTGCGGGACCAGCTGCTCACCCATCGCCAGAAGTCGCCCTGAGCGTGGCCCTTCAGTCGCCAGTTCTGGCTGGCCGTGCTGGTGTCGTTGACGAACCAACGGCACAGCATCTCCATGCTGCCCAGGTGCCCCAGGAATTCGGAGTGGTTGCCCAGCTCCATGTGGTCATTCGGTGCCGGTGTGGCGGTGGCCGCCAGCCGGTAGGGGGTGCCGGCAAACGCCTGGCACAGCAGCTGTTTGGTGGGGCCGGAAAAACTCTTGAGGATGCTGCTCTCATCCAAGACCACACCACCAAATGCCGTGGGATCCAGCTTCGGCAGCCGCTCGTAGTTGGCGATGTTGACGCCAGACCACACGTCGGCCTGTTCACGGATCACACGGGCCTCGATGCCGATGGCCGCGCACTCCCGCTGCATCTGCCGGGCAACAGCAAGCGGGGTCAGGATCAGCGACGGTTTGCCGCTGGCATCCATGAACTCAGCGGCTGCAGCAGCCTCCACCCGGGATTTGCCGAGGCCGGTGTCAAGGAAGGCAGCGGCGCGGCCCTTCTGGCACGCGAACTCCAGGGTGGCCTGCTGATGCTTGAACAGCTCCCACTGATGGCGGGGCTGGAATCCGTGGCTGGCAGCTGCGATCCCCTTGGATGCGATGAATCTGTGGTAGCCATCGAGAGCTGCCGTCATTCGTCCACCTCCTGGGGCTTTGCGGCCTTCGGCTTGCGCACGATCCAGAACGGTTTCGCGGGCTTGGGTGTGGCGCGGCGTGTGGCGACGGCAGCCTCGCGGGCGGCCTGCAGCTGGGCCTCGAGCTCCACCACGTCGGCGGGGTAGTCGTAGGACTGGCGACCGGCGGACCACTGGAGGGCGTAGCCGCTGGCGGTGGTCAGCTTGTCGTCGACGCGGCCCAGGTCGCGCCAGGTGGAGAGCTGATCGAGTAGGCGGCGCTTGTGGGCTTCGGCCAGCTCCAGGGCGTTGGACGCGGCGACGATCTCGGCGAGCAGCACCTCGAGGGCCGTGTCGGTCTGCTGAGTCGTAGAGGTTGCGGGCATGGTCAGCGGCCGATGTGGGAAACGATGGCGGCGGTGATGGCGAAGAAGAACAGCCAGAGGGCTGAGTCCGGATGGGCGAGAAGGCGGCGCATCAGAGGGAAGTGGCAACGGACGGACCATACGGGTTCGTAGAGGGTTTGTCTACAGGCTGAACGGATCGACTCCGGAGGCGCAGAGAACGCCAGCAGCGCGAGCACGCGCCACGCGGCCCTCCACGCCCCTGTAGGAGGCCAGGGCGGCCTGCCAGGCCTCTCTGCACTCTGCGGCCCCGTAGACGGTCACACGGGCCCGCCCAGGCCTTGCCCAGAGGGTGGCGGCACCGTCGAAGGTGATCCCGTGCTCTGCAGCCAGGGTGATGTAGCCCCCCAGCTGGGCTCGGGTGCAATAGGCGCCGGAGTCGGCGCGGCCCTGGGTCTTGAGGTCGAACAGGATCCGATCCCAGCCGCCCCCCGGGCGCGGCGCCAGGTAGGCCCCATCGAAGGTCCCGGCCACGTCGAGCTCGAGGGAGTAGAGCCCCATCTCGCTGGCGCAGAGCTTCACGCCCTGCCAGAGCGGGTGCGTGAGCAGGGGCCAGATCCAGTCGATCCATGGCCAGCAGGCGGGCCAGTCGTCGGGGTGCCAGCCGGGGACTGTGGCGGCCAGCTCCAGGGCCCGGTGGGTGGTGACGCCTCGCGGTTCCCAGTCGGGGCGGGTGGCCTCGATGCGCTCCATGGCGTAGGCGCCCTTCTGGCTGGCAATCACGCCGGTGACGCTCACCGGGAAGACGTGGGTGCCGAGTCGGTAGCGGTGCTCAGGGTCACGCTCCAGGCCCGGGAGCGGGTCGAGCCAGCGGTGGGGGAGGCGGTGGAGCATGAGAAAAAA